ATTTGTTGGACAGCATTTAAAAAGTTTTGTTGCATTTGATTCAAAAAATAAAGAAATTCTTGTGGTTTTAGTAGATGAAGAATCGAAGAGTTATGTAATTGGAGATAAGAAACCTAACTTAATTTCCGCTCTAAAATCTTCTTTTGGTTCAAATGATTACTTTCAAAAAGTAGATATTTCTTCGCCGTTAACGTTCACAAATTTCAATGAGAATTATCAAACAAATAAAGCTGAAAAAGAGTTTTCTGATGTTGTTGAAAAAAGAATTGAAGAAAACAAAAAACTTTATAAAGTGGCAGCTGAGAACCTTAGAAAAAAGAATCTAAAGGATTTAATTCACAAAGATACAAAATACATTGATCAACTTAAAGATGGAGAAGGAAGAAAATCTAACATCAGTGTAATAACAGTGATGGATCCAAATATAGATTTACCGCTTTCAAAAAAGAGCATTTCTCAGAACATATATTTTGTGTCTGTTTTAGAAAAGATAGGTCTCAAAAATCCTTACTCATTTAAGCCTAGAAGTGCAATTGTAAAGCAAGAAGGTGCATTGCTTAAAATTGGACTTGAATATACAGCTCAAAATTCTTATGGAGCTGATGTGGTTGGATTTGGAAATAAAGTTTTATTTCTAGGTAGCGATGGCCAATATCATCCAGATCCAGAAAAGTAATTTTTACATTTTAAAAAGAACCCGCGAAAGCGGGTTTTTATTGCCTAGAGGAAAGTAAGATGGCACAAGAATCACGTCTCGTCATTGTAATTGATGCTAAAAATGCAGAGCGTAATGCACGAAATCTAGGCAATGAATTGGATAGCATTGAGCGTAAAGGTGACTTTGCCACCAAATCAATGGATGCATTATCTGTTGCTACACGTCAACTTGCTGGATACATGGCTGGATTGGTTACTGTAAGTGCCGCCATTTCTAAGATGGACACTTACACTGGTCTTCAAAACCGTCTCAAATTAGTAACTAACAACCAAGTTGAGTTAAACAAGGCAACAGAAGATACCTTCCGAATTGCTCAAAAAACCTATTCAGCATGGGATTCTGTTCTACAGGTCTACCAGCGTTTTAGTGATAATGCCAAAACTTTAAACCTCACAATGGATGACACAGCACGTTTAACTGAAACAGTATCAAAAGCTGTAGCAATAAGTGGTGCAAGTGCAGCAGCAGCAGATGCAGCTTTAGTTCAGTTTGGGCAGGCATTAGCAAGTGGAACATTGCGCGGTGAAGAGCTTAACTCTGTAATGGAGCAAACCCCAGCATTAGCAAAAGCAATTGCTCAAGGTATGGGTATAACTGTTGGAGAGTTACGCACAGTAGCAGCGGAAGGGAAAATTACTTCCCAAGAAATCGTTAAGGCCTTAAAGAATGTTCAAGCAGATGTAGATGCCTTATTTGCTAAAACAGACATCACTATTAGCCAATCGCTAACGCTGCTTAACAATGAAATTACTAAGTTTGTTGGCGAGTCTGGAAAGGGATCTGGCGCAGCAGAAGTATTGTCAGGTTCTATTAAAACGCTTGCTGGTAACTTAGATGTTTTAACATCTGCAATGATGGTTGGTGGCGCATACTGGCTTGGAACATATATTCCTGCTATTTATGCATCAGGTGTAGCCGTAGCAGCGAAAACTAAAGAATTAGCTGCTCAAACCTTTGCACAATATACGGCAATACAAGCAGATAGAGCAGCAGCAGCTCAACAAGTACTTTCTACTCAAGCAGTTGTAGCAAATACCCAAGCAACTTTAGCGGCTATTGCGGCTGAGAAGGCTCTAGAAGTACAGCGACTAAAATCCCAAATCACTGAAAAAGGGCGAACAGCCACAATTACCCGAATGGCTGAGCTTAAGAAGATTGAGGCCCAAGTCACAAGAGAATTGGCTGTAGCTGAGGAGGCTCTGGCAGTAGCTCAATCGAGATCAGCTGCTGCGGGCGCTGCTACTGTAGGAATTGGTTCACGCCTTTTAGGTTTACTTGGTGGTCCAGTTGGTATTGGTATTACAGTTGCAAGTCTGGCTGCTGGATACCTCTTAATGCGTGACAATACTAATGAGGCCAATAAAAAACTAGAAGAGCAAACAGCAGTTGCTAAAAAAGCAAAAGAAGAACTTCTTGCACTTAAAGGGCTTGAAAAAGATTCTGCGATCAATGATATGACCGCTTCATTTGAACGCCAGAATCAAGCACTTGCTGAGTCAAGTAGTAAAATAAATATCCAATTGAATGCTATTGCTCAACTCTACAAAGGCAATAAAGAGATTGTTCAGGTTGTTAATGATGCTAGAGATGGCACTATTAGCATGAATGATGCTGTTAAGCGCTTTAATGAGTTGCGTATTAGCAAGGATATTTACAACGCTTTGAAAGAGAACTCTTCAGAGTTTGAAAAGAACGCTAAAGAAGCCAAAACTACAAAAGAATCACTAAAGCTTTTCGGTATTGAGGTGGAGCTATCTGGGCGTAAAGCTCAAACGGCTGTGGCTGGAATTGATGACAACTCTAAAGCCTTAATTGGCAATGAAAGTGCAGCTCAAAAGGCAACTAAAGCTCAAAAGGGTTATTTTGATAGCTTACGTGCGGAAGTTCTGAAATCTAATGAAGAATTGGCGCTCTTAAATCTTGGCTACAGTGAAGAAACTGTTAAAAAGATTCTTGAGTTGCAAAAAGCTAAGCAAGCGGTAGCACCTCCTGGTACAACTGCAATTGTCACTAAAGAGGAGATGGACCAGATTGCTAAAGCCCAAAAAGCTTTAGATGCTCTTAAAGAAAAAAAGGATGAGCTAACTGCTGCTGAGCGAAAACATACGAGCGAGCTTGAAAAACAGCAAAAAGTTCTTAGCATAAACGCAAAAGTTCAAGCTAATGCAGCGAAGTATAATTTTTCTGGCATTGAGTCTAAATACAACTTACCAGCAGGCACCTTGTCTGCAATCCATATGATTGAGTCACGTGGTAATGCTAGAGCTTACAACAAATCTACTGGCGCAACAGGTGGATTCCAATTCCTTGAAGGTACTGCCAAACAATATGGTGTAAAAGATCGTTATGACTTAGCTCAGTCTGCTGAAGGTGCCGGCAAGTACATGTCTTACCTTTTAAAACTTTTCAAAGGAGATTTAGAAAAAGCTGTACGTGCTTATCACGCTGGTGAAGGCAATGTCCAAAAGGGTAAAGGTATTGGTAAAAATAATAATCAATACTGGAAAGACTTTATGGGCTATGTGGCTGGTGCTAATGGATACAGTGCTGGTGATATCTCTTCCAAAGACTTTGACAAACTTCTTCAAGACACAACGAACTTAGCTAAAGAACAGGCAAAAATACGTCTTCAGCTAGAAAACGATGTTGCCAATGAAGTAACTAAGATCAGAAATGATCTTGCTAAGAAGTTGGAAGATGTTGATAAAGCCAACTTTACCCCAGAACGTAAAGCCGAAATTAAAGCAGAGCTTCAAGCACGTGCAGATAATGATATTGCTATTGCTGAGCAAGCTACAAAGACTAAGCTTGATTCTTTCCGTGATTTCACCAAGTCGGAAGAGCAGCTTTTAAAGGACAGTTTTGCAAAACGTCAATTTGAAGCCGAACACGACTTAGAGATGACGAAAGAACAGCGTAAAGAAGCTGTTAATTTGTTAGCTCAACAGTTGCAACAAGAATTAGGTTTACTAAAACTTGCTCAAGAGCAACGTTTGTTTCAAGCTAAATTATTCTTGCTTTCAGAAACTGAGGCAATGCAAGAACGCTACCGATTGGAGCGAGAAGAAATTGCTAAAACAGTAAAAGATGAGGAGGAAAAACGTAAGCGACTGGCATTATCACGTGATCAAGAACGATTAGAAGCACTTGATCGTGCAGCAAAAGCTGGTCAAGCATGGGGTGGTATTCAAGCTGATATGAATGGCAGTGGTGAGTTCTATAGACTAGATCAAGAACGATCTAGCCGCCTAAGTGCCGCGACAAATCTACTTGATAGTCAGCAAGGTGTGGTTAATTTAAATGAACAAAATTCTATTGAGGCTTTAAATGCACAATTTGAGCAACAGCTTATAAGTCAGCAGGATTACGAAAATCAGAAAACAGCTATCATTCAAACTGCTCAAGATCAACGTAATCAGATTGCTGCTGAATATGCAAAGAATGCTCAGGATATTGAAGATAAGTATCAGCAAGATCGCTTGAACACTCAAATTGCATTTGGTGGCCAAATGATGGGTTCACTCACATCGATGTTTGGTTCAATGTTTGGAGAGCAATCTAAAGCATACAAGATCATGTTTGCTGCTGATAAAGCGTATGCGATTGCAGCTGCAGGTATTGCCATTCAACAAAATATTGCAGCAGCTTCAAAAGCTGGTTTTCCTTATAACTTGCCTTTAATTGCTGGAGCAGTTGCTCAAGGCGCTAGCATTATTGCAAACATCCGTGCAATCAAAGATCAAGGCTTTGCTGACGGTGGTTACACTGGATCTGGTGGAAAATATGAACCTGCAGGTATTGTCCATAAAGGAGAGGTGGTCTGGTCCCAAGAAGATATTCGCCGTTGGGGTGGCGTTGGGTTAGTTGAAAATATGCGTAAGAGTGCAAACCCTGAAGCATTTATCAATAATCATGCACAGAACAACACTTCAATAGAGAATGTTTTTAACCGTTCTTTCTTGAGTTCAAAAGCATTTAATGACAACAAGTCGATATCAAATATATCTAACCTTTCTAACTCAAAAGTTCTAAATAGTAATGTTTCAAACAGTACTGTGCAGAATGCTGAGAAAGAGTTGTTGAAAGAAGTTTCTGTATTAAAAGGTAACGGTTTTGCAGATGGAGGCTATACAGGCAAAGGTAATAAATATGATCTAGCTGGTGCTGTACACAAAGGTGAGATTGTTTGGTCACAAGAAGATATTAAAAAATGGGGCGGCGTTGAGAAAGTTGAACAGATGAGAAGGGCTACAAGTCCGGAATCGTTTGTTTCTAACTATGCTCAAAACCATACCACTTTTGAGAGTATCTTAAATCGGGCTAACCAGAGCTCAAGGGTTTTTAACCAGAGCAAAGAAATCTCGAACATCTTTAATCAATCGGTTTTGGATGATCAGATTATTTATAAGGGCAATAGTAGAGTACCTACTGCATCTTCTACCGTTAGTTCTGATCTATTCCATGACGGAAAAGTTTACTTCTCTTCAAATGGTTTAGTTCAGGATAGATCAAATCTTAATGACGTTCAGGATTTCACCTTAGGGCAATCCTCACGCCCTCAAGCTGAGTTTATTCCTTCTTTTGAGCAATCTTCTCCGACAATCAATTTCAAGATTGAAGTCGTGAATCAAGTCAGTGGTGCAACAGTTGAAGCAGAACAACTGGATGAGAAAACTGTCCGGATCATCGTAAAGGAAGAACTGGATAAGCAACTTCCAAAAGCGGTACCAAGATTAGTAAGCGAGGATATTAAAAATCCAAACTCTCTAATCAGCCGCTCATTGACTGAGAATACAACTGCAAGAAGAAATCGCACTTAATGATTTGAACCCTTTTCGGAGGGTTCATTTTCATAATATTTAAATTTCAAGGTGATAGAGTCTGTTGGCATTTGAATTGATGGTTAAGACATGAAAAAAATAATTGTAATTTCGACAATACTTTTAAGCCTTTCGGGCTGTGCCATTCCTGCAGTAAATAATCTCGTAAGATCCACAAATATGTATCAGGATGATGTTTCGGGAAATACTGCAAATTTAAGGGTTTATAGAAGTAATGTACCCATGGTGCAGTTCTATATTACTTATCAAAATAATGAGGGTGAAAAAATTTCAAAAAACCTAATAACTAAGCAGATTTCAAATAATTTAACAAAGTATGGCTCTATGCATGAGCCCAAAAAATTAAATATGCCTAAACCCACAATCAGTTTAAATAATGGTGAAGAGTTTTTTGAGTTTAAAGTACCCGCAAATAAGAAATTAACTTTCAGGCTTACTTCTGTTATTGGGTCAACTACTATGTATAGTTGTGATGTAAAAATGGACTATCAGTTGGAAAGCAATGGAAATTATGAATTGATCCGTTTTAAACAGATCAAAGATTTTGTGAATCCAGCTTTACTGACTGAACCATCTCAAGATGAATCCTACTGCAAGTTTGTAGTGAAAGAGGTTTTTGAAGATGGTAAAGAAACTATTATTAAACCGATTTCTTAATGTTAAATAGTTTTGTAATTAATTTAACTATCTAAACCTTTTTATTAAACCACCCTTCGAGGTGGTTTTTTATTGCCTGAAGGAAAGTTATGTACAAGTTAAAGCTAAATCCTCAGACCAGCGGCTATGGCGTAACACCGGGTGATGATGTAAAGCGTCAACAAATGGATGGTGGGCGTGGACGCTATTACATCGATGTGAAACGTAATAGCCACATTGTTGATGTGAACTGGAATTTAAGTAAAACAGATTTCAATAAAATGATGGCGTTCTGGCGGGTCTACCAGAATAAGCCAGCTTCATTTTATGCGGATCTGGTGATTGATCAGGGAGCACGGCAGCAATATCTATGCAATTTCATTCCAAACTCTTTCAAGACCAATGAAGTCAACGGCAACCTTTACCGGGTAAATGCGCAGCTCGAGGTTGTTCAAAACCAGCCTAACCTTACTGCCGATATCGCTTTGATTAAGGATTGGGAGGTCTGATGGATAACGAATATGCCAAATTCTTTTTCAATCGAAAAGTTGATGTTTATCAACTGGAATGTATTGA